TCATTACGCCAGTTGGTGTTAGGCGTTCCTCCGATTCCTACCCGACCGCTGCTGTCGATGCGCATGGCTTCTGAGCCAGTATCTGTAGGGTCTGCTCCAGTTACACCTGTGCGGAACGTAATTCCTGCTGTGTCTGTAGCTAAACACAAACCAGCCGCATCAGCCGACATATAACCAGAGGCAACGCCAGAAGCAGTATACATAATTGCTCCACCAGCAACACCATCAGAACCTTCTACTTGCAATAACGCACTAGGCGAATCTGTCCCAATTCCCACCCGACCTGAAGAATCGATGCGCATGCGTTCAGATGGAACAAAAGCAGCATCAGCAGTTTTAGATGCAGCAGCATCAACAAAGAATTGTATTACGCCGCTAGTTGAAGTGCCGCCTGTGCCACTAATTTCTATTCCAGCAGCACCATAAGTTGCAGTTGAAGATGTTTTATAGGCGTTGGCAGTAGTATCTCCATAATAGTTAGAAGTTAAATTAAGTGAACCCTCGCTATAACTCCCAAATATGTTGTTGTATTTAGCAAACGTAAGCGCACGGCCTGTTGATGCAGTACCTAAATCTAAAACACCTTGAGGCGAACTCGTCCCAATCCCAACATTTTGGCTATCGTCTATGGTCATGGCTAAACTATCAGCACCACCACCGCCTCCACCTGTTTGAAATCTTAATTCTCCTGTTCCAGCAGATGCACCATAAGACCTAAGCCGTGTAATATTACTATTATATTCTAAAACACCTTTGTTGGTTTGATGTGCTACTATCTGATTACTTACTTTTATTGCACTGTTAAAGTCAGCTTCGCCTGCCTGTGACATATCAAGGGTAAGGGCATCTATAATACTACCGTTATCGTTACCTTTAAAAATAATAGCTTTATCTTGAACAGACGCTGTAATTGCAAAATCAGAAGAATAGTTACCTAAGTTTCCAATCTCTGTTCCAGCATCTTTTACAGCAATAAACCCGCCATCAGCATCAAGAATGATGTTGCCAGCTACATCAAGTGTTAGATCGCCAGATGTATTAGATATAGTGGTAGCACCAGTAAGAGATATGTCGCCACCAATATCTACGTTGCCGCTTGCATTGATGATTAATCGAGGATTCCCATCACCGTCTGAAAGAACAATGTGGTTGCTGCTGTTGCGAATGTCCAAGCCACCTTGGTTGCCGTCAAACCGACCTAAAATACTGTTCTTTGAGCCGCCAACAATTAAGTCCCCTGATTGATGACCTACAAACGTGTTGTAATTAGCGTTAGCCGAAGCCGTACCTGTACCAGAACCAGCGCCCGTGGCTGTAAAAGAAACCCCAACACTATTCGAACCAGCGCCAATCAGGGTGAAGTCCGTCGTCCCAAGAGTTTGAATAGTGTAGTTTACCCCAGAAACAAGGGCGGTAGCTACGAGTACATCTCCAAGAACACTTCCTGCTTCATGACCAATAGCGGTGTTGTAAGCGGCACTAGCTAAATTTGTAAGCGAATCAGAACCTAAGCCAACGTTTTGAGAAGCAGAATTAACAGAATTACCTAACGAACCAGAACCAACCCCGACATTGTCCGCTCCTGTTACATTATCAAGAGCATATGCTCCAACAGCAACGTTATCATCCCCTGTCACAAGAGCCGATAACGCGTTAGAACCAACAGCAACGTTTAAATTACCGCCCGAAGCAAGCGCGTCCCCCGCTGCATCCCCCAGAGCAACGTTGTTGGTTCCAGTAGGATAATTCCCATCCAGCTTAATCGTGCCGCCATCGACTGACAGGTTGCCAGCTACAGTAACACCGTCTGATGTAACAGTTCCGTCCACGTTAAGTGAGGTATTAAGGTCCACGGCTCCCGTAACTGTAAGAGCCGCTGTGTCAATCGTCATAGCCGTAGACGCATCAATATCAATAGTCGGAGCAACAATCTCAATTTCAGTATCTGCGTCAATATCAAGCTTACCATCAGCAGAAGAGCTAATCTTCAACGCCGTGTCACGGAACTGAAGCTCATCAGTCGTTGTCATCTGGATGTTTGTACCACCAGACGTATTGCCGTTAGCCAGAACCTCGGCAAGCGTATCCTGTGCCGCGGCCTTGTCATCAACATATTTCTTAATGGACTGCTGTGTCGCTAACGCAGTTGCGCTGTCGGAAGACATATTGTCTTCGTCTAAAATCGCAGTGACCGACACACCGCCCAAGCGTAGGCTATCAAAAAACGCGTTGTTAAAGACGTTCGCCGCTACCGCGCCAGTTCCAACCCCGTTGAAAAACACAACCGCTGTCGTTCCTTGAGGAACGTCGTAGTCGTTGGACGCACTATATGTGCCTTGAAACAACCTAATAACCCGTGTTCCACCAAGATCATTCCGGACGTATATAATCTTTTCTGCATCGTTTGGATCTAAACGAACAAAAACATCTGCGTCCGCTGCCCCAGGTGTCCCTGTGAAGATAACCAACCGATTACGACCGCTAGATGTTGCGCCGTCGCTAATCTCTAAAAGGTTTGGAGATCCGGAGGTCCCCGTTGAAGTCAGATTTATCGAAACCTGACCGTCAAGCGCGGTATCAACAAGTTGAAAGTTAATGTTTGTTGTATCGCCCCATGTGCCGGACTGTTCACCTGTGCCAATGAGCTCGATACCGTTATTTAATGTATATGTACTAGGCATGTTTTTATCCTATGCTGCTTCTCGGGTCCAACCTGGAGATTGCGAAGGAGTTTCGCTAGACCACCCAGGGGATTGTGTTGGTTGTTCGGGAGTATAGCTCGGATCTTGATTTGGAACAATACGTCCCCAAACAAGAACCTGACCAACCTGCCCCGTGGCGGATACTCCAGTGACATTAACAGATGCACCGCCGCTAACGGTAACAGAGCCAACGGCTCCTGTGGCCTCAACACCAGTGACATCAATAAACGAAATTGTTTCAACAGTAACACCGCCAACGTTGCCCGTCGCCTCAAGACCTGAAGGCAGGACACGCGCCGCTGCTGTTACCGTGACTGCGCCACCCGCTGCTGTAGCTTCAAGCCCAGTTACGGTGACGATTGCGTCGGCATCCACTGTAACAGTGCCGACATTGCCCGTGGCAGCTAAACCAGTAACAGAGATATTGGCATTACCAATAACGGTAGCTGTTCCTACCTGCCCTGTCGCCTCTACCCCCGTCGGGAACACGTTGGCTTTCGCTACAACGGTTACTGTTCCCACCGACGCGGTGGCTTCCAACCCAGTTACAGGCGCATTAGCCTCCGCAACAACTGTTACGGAACCAACTGAACCTGTTGCTTTAGGAAGGTCTGTTTGACCCCACGGCATATCGCCCCAACCGAAGCGGGACCAACCGCCGATTGGAACGATGATATCTGCCATTAGGCTATCCGGATTATAGCGTTACTTGCGTCCGCTGTTGGGAAAACAATGGTAAAATTACCCGCAGTTGACGTTTTGTCCGCGCCAAAATCCAACACAACAACTGCTGGATTAGTTACCGAAAGAGATGTGGTGTTCGGAGTAGTGTTATAAATCACTGCTCCATGCGCCGTAATCGTCGCCGTAGAAAACGTCAAGTCTTGAAAGTCAGTCAGTGCTGTAGTGCCGCTAGAAGTTGGATCTACACAAGTTAACGCGCCACCCCCCGCCGTATACCCTGTTCCGCTTACCTCGTTGTTTGTAGCATAGTTCTCTACACTAGCGTCCATAGTGCTTCCGGAACCGCCCATATCAGAAGGAACGGCACTGTTAGTGTATAGCGCCAGTTTAAAGGTGTCTCCGTTAGCGAGATCAAAATCATGGACACCAAACAAGAGCTCTTTCTTGAATGATGTGCTCATTGCATTTCCAGAAAAAGCCATGTCACATTCTCCTTATAAGTTCCGCAAGCTCTGGGTGCCCTGCGTCTGTGAGTGCATTATATATCGTAGTTCTGTCACTTTTGATAGCTTCTCGTAAATAAAAATCTACGACCTTTACAACCTGCTTTTTAAACGCATTTGCTTGCGCCTGTATTGCGGGATGCGAGCCATTCGAAACAGAAATAATTTTATCAGCACACCGTTCTGCGACTTCTTCCGGAGAAAAGCCTCGACCTTGAGTGGTGTGTACCTCTACCTTAAAGTCGTTTGATAATTCTAAACCTGGCATCATGATCTAGGAGTCCTCAAAGTACCATAACGGTACTCGTCTATTGTCTCTTGAGCCTCGCCCAAGTTCTTCAGTCTGGAGACACCCTCGCCATAGCGTTGCATATACATCTGCATAAGGTTCGGATCCCCTTTCATAAATGTATACGCTTCTACCAACGATCCGTAAAGCAAAGCTATTTCAGCATTTGTACTCAACCAACTGGTGCCGCTGTCTGCCCCAGCAGTCAAAGAGGCTGGGCGATACAGATAATGTATGTCCACAGTGTAGTTAGCGTTAGGAGTTGGAGCCAAAATAAAGTTATCAACGTCGAACTGGGCGTAGTATCTCGGTTGTCCCGTTGTCGTCGGATCGGGGGTGTATGTCTGTACAAAGTCTAAGTCCTTAAATAATAGGAACTCAGCATCCCCACTCACATCAATGCTCAACGAAAACGGAGCAAGAAAATCAGACGGAGCAGCCAAATACTGATTTCCCGTCGTCATAGTCCCCGCTTGATTCTTTTGAAACAGATTTAACTGCACACTTTTAAGTATGCGCTCCTCCGCCAACCTAATAAACAAAGGCAGGTTGTTCACAAACGTTGTCTCGTCGTTCTCGGTGTAATCCTGAATGGCTTGCTTCAGTTCGCCGTATGTCATTGTCATGTTGTCACCGTCACTATGCCGACCTTACCTATCGCACGAATACGCTCCAATGTAGGCGATTCGACGGTCGGAGTGTCAACGTACACCTGTAATGCTTCTGCTTGATCTGGTCGTGGATTACGAAGAGCCTGCGGATCTGGAGAAGCTTTAGGAGGAAATAATTGTGGGTGCTTGGGGTCAAACTCGTCAGGACCTACTTTAGCGCCCGTCCACTCAACCTGCATCTCACGCAGACGGTAACGGCGACCAGACCGATCAGATATTCCCCATGCGTTTTTACCCGATGCGTATGGCATTAGACCCTCAAATAACGAATGCTAGGCTGCAACTTCAACGGAACTCGATCCTCGTCCTCGTCAGCAGCGCGTTGGAACTCTTCCTCGTATACAGACTTTAGAAGCTGTAGACGCTCTGGAGCCCGCTTCATCGCAAGATAGTAAGCAAGACCAGCAACCATACAGGGATAAAACCTAAAAGGCATGTCAGTAGTGTTGACAAGACTATCTGCGTCCTCAATCCGTTGCACATAGTAGTAGATAATTTGATCCGTAGAGTTCTCAGGAACAGCCCATAAGTTAATTACAGGATTAATCTGCCTATTGAACCAAAACTGACTAGGCCGACCCTGAGTCGTTTTGTTAGGCAAAGTAACGTAATCCCCACGACTGATCCGCTGGACTTCATAATCCGTATTGTCCCTGCGAAGAACAATCTCCAAGACATCAACTACATCCGGCAGCAATGTTTCCGCTGCTTGACCTTGCGTAAGGGTGATCGTCCCCTGCTCAACGGTCCACATGTTGATCCCACGGTTTGCCCAATCCGCAAACATCAGGTTCAAGGACCGACGCGCTGTCCGCGCATCGTAGCCAGTGCGAACCTCTAGTCCGCACCGCTCATATGCTTCCTCGATTATCTCACCGACATCGAGATTAAAGTCTCTTGATCCTGAAGTTGCCATATCGTTAACTCATGTTTGTGTCACGAACGCCGCGACCAGCCATTACACAACCACCGTTCATGTATCCGACTTTACCACCGCGCATCATGCCGTTTACTTTACCACCACGCATCATTTTTACAGGGCCTCCGCGCATCATGCCGTTTACTTTACCACCGCGCATCATGCCTTTAACTCCACGCCCTTTAAGAACGTCTGCCTGTGTTACCTTACCGTCTCCGGTTAAATCAGGAAAATCTTTACCTGGCATTTTATATACTCCTGTTTCTACGGCCTAAGATGTGCCGTTCATAATCTTGGGGATCATAGTTTGTATAATACCCTAGTTTTTCCAACTTTGCAGCAGCGTTTTCTAACTCAGACCAACGCTGTATAAAAACAATGGCATGCTCTCTCAAATACGCAAGCAGCCATATGTCAATTCCTACTGACGCAAAAAACTTGTTGAGCGCCATACATTCCTCTTCTAATCGATCATAGTCGTAATCGTAGTCATAATCAAAGACCATCGTAACTTTGTATCCAGTGTTGAAGAATTTAGATGTCTCGTGCAGAACATCCGACCACAATCCATCCGACACTAAAATCTTCACTTCATGGTTTTGAACCGCAGGCAAAGCAAAAGGACAGGCCGCTACACCGTTAGTATGCGCGGTGGGCCTTGATAGTTCTTCTGCCCATTCTCGTATCAATACACTCTCACCAATCCGCCATCAGCTTTCTTGTTCTTCCAACTTATTCTCTTTGACGACTTTTTCTTCTTAGAAGCAGACGTACATTGCGCCATAGTAGGCCGACACGCTGGGTAACTTTTTCTCTTCTCACCCTTTTTACGACCACAAGGCTTTCCTGTTTTACAATCAACCCAGCCCTTACCGTCGTTCTGAGAAAACCATTCCCGCAAAGAGTTTTTCTTCTTCGCCATCAGAAATGCCTCGTACTTTTACGCTTGCCTTCTTCTACGCAGCCACAACCCGAAGCAATTATACCGCCCCCTTTATACCGATTCTTTGCTGGACGTTTGGGGTTGTCAACTGAAGCAATTAATCCGCCGTCGGCCTTCTTGTTCTTTTTAGTAGAGTTTCCCCAGTTTGCGGCCCCTACCTTTCGACATTTCGACAGGGCCCCCGAAGCGTAGGCGCTGGGCCACACCTTGTACCGGGCTTTTACCTTTCGGTAACACGCGTCCTTTTTTGTCTTTTTTTCTGCCATTACTGATTTCCTCTGGAGGCTTGGATACCTGGAACGGAATTGATGTTCTGCTGATGCTCATTATACCGTGCGCTCCTTACTAAAAAATCCTGCCACATAGGCTTGATCATATCGTAGTTTTCACCGACCCGATAAGTGATTACCGCTGTTTCAGCTTTGAGTTGATAAAGCTGCAATGCGCCCCAACTCAGAAGTCCAACAGTCAGAATTGACGCAACGTTATTAAAATCAACCCTCATCACCACGCCTTACACGACCAATACTTGGCCTTTAGTTTATCCAAAGTTCCCTTGTCACAACCGTGACGAGCTCGAAAAGACTTTCTGCGTTTAGGGTTGTCCTTCTTAATGGTCATATTGGCATCGCCAAATCGAATTATTTTTTCTTTACCTTTAGCACAAGCTTTAACAACCGACTTTTTTCCACCAGATATCTGGCGCTTAGGCTTGTTGCATTTCATCTTGGACTTGTCGATCTTTGCCATAACTACTCCACAATCACTGATATGGTGGTATTGGCGGGAATCGAAGCGTACACACCTTTTTTAGCTAGTATACCATCCCCAGGGAGAAATATCTCGTCCATACCTTGAGAAGTTTCATCGACTCTGAGTAATACTTTTCCTGACGCTTCTGACGCGTTGTCATAAAGTACGACATTCCCAGTGGCTCCAGACTCATAGGTCAAAAGCACACCTTGTAGCCGACAGCGCCGTTGAACCAACGCTGCCGAAGTTTGTGAGTAAAACGATGTTACCTCACTACCAACCATCTCGCCACCTACGACAAGATAATCGTGAGTTGGTTTGCAGAACCCGTGAATGCAGCTATGTACACTCCCGCGCTGGCTACGATGCCATCATCCGGAATGTTCATAACGTGATGACCCACGGGAAATGTTTGCGTAAGCAGAACATCTCCACTGGCGTCCCCGTTCTTGATCGTAAACGCACCCGCGGCAGCAGCGTAAATAACTACTTGACGGAGTCGAGAACGAGTCGGGCCAACAATCGCTGCCGTTGTTCCTTGAACCCAATTATATGCTGTTACTGGACCAGCCATAAAAGTCTCCTATTAAGGTTGAATAGCCGTATTAAACGCTTGAGCATACATCACTGTTATAACAACTGATCCCGCATTCGTACCTGCGCTTGAGGTAGCTGTTAATTTCAAATCAGATGTACCAGTGTTTTTCCATGTAAGTGTACCACCGCCAGAAGCACCTAACGCTTTAATGCCTACGGTAGTTCCAGAAGCAACCGCATTAACGAGAGTTGCTGCGCCGCCTACAGTATCACCAACACTAATATTTGTTGTGGTGTTAGCCGCCACTTCTAAATCAATAATTATATCTACGATTTTTGAGTTGGCAGGGATTACTACATTTGTGGCTTCTGCTGCGACAGCGCCGCCAGAAATATCCATTACATGTTGTTGAGTCATTACAACATAACCTACGTTTGCTATGTCTGACCCAACAGTAGTGCCCGTTGTGTTGCGAATGTTACCAGCCCGAATAGGACCTGAAAAAGTTGTCGTACCCATGTTGATCTCCTGTCTGGGTTAGTCAGCCACACCATGCGACTGTCAGGGATACTAAAACAATACATGAGATCTATACAAAAAGAAAGGGGCTACCGAAGTAGCCCCCAGTTTGGGAGGAGGTCATATGAAACCCTCCCGAACTATAGCACGTTTTACGCTCCGGGGGAACCGAATACGCAACGTGGGTCGCTAAAGCCGAAGCTGTAACGCTCACGCGCTTTAAAGCGCATGTTACCTGTGTCGAAGTCTGCTTCCATGTTGGTAGACAGAGGAGTACGCTCAAAGTGGATCATTCCACGAGGCGCATCCGTCATGATGAAGAACGCATCAGGGTCCGTTAGGAAGTCGTTAACGGCATAACCGTTAGGCAACATTCCCATAGAACGAATCGCGTTCGTATCATTGTCTGCTGTTCCAACACGAAGGTTTGAAACCATCAAGCGTTCTGCAATAAATTGCAGTTGACGCGGGATGAGTAGTTTTGTGCCACGAAGTGCAACTTTCAAACCACGCTCATCAACAAAACCTGCGATATTGATAAGGGCATCTTCAAGAGATGTCTCGTTCAAATCCGCAGCTACTGCTGGTTCGTTGGCAAACGTTCCACCGTTGGTTAACGGGTGGTCTGTCGCACAAAGCGCAACACCGTCACCGCCAGCAGAAGCGCCAGCAGTAAATGCGTTGTTAAGAACCGCAGCGGCCTTAACTTGCTTTGTGTGAGCCATTGAACGAGCCAACGCACGAGTATAACGCGAACCAAGACGATCATACAGATTGTCTTCGATAGCTTCCTCAGTGATTGAGAATGCCAGCGCAATAGTTTCGTGGTTGTAACGAGCAGTGTAGGCCTCGTTAGCGTCGTCAAAGTTGACAGAGGAACCTTCCGATTTGGTAGGTGCCGCTCCGAACCCACTCAACATAACTTCCTCTTCGAATGCTCGATCAGAAGATTCTGTTGTGTAGATCTCCGCGTGTTGGTTTTCGTACCGATTGTACTCCATACCAAACAACGCGTTGAGGCCCGGTTCTAGCTCTTTCGCTAGTTGTGCGCGAGAAATAGCCATTCTTTAGACCTCCTTAAACGCCAGTAGTCGATGGAGTACCAGCAACAATCGCGCCGTTGGCGGAGTTGAAACTGTTATTCAATCGAACAATTACAGGGATACCAGCCGCAGTAAAGTCTGCATTTTCTGGGTCATTTTGAATACCCATAATACGCAGTTGCAATGCTGCCGTGGCGGCGATTGTGCTAACACCCAACTTAGCAGATGAGATACCTGTGGTTGAAGAACCAGAAGCACCAGCCGCAAAGTTTGCGTTTGCGAACACATGACCCCGCGCAGTTGCTTCGCTAGTTAGTGAAGCGTCTGAGCAGATAACAAATGTCTGCATTGGGTTGTCATACACGAAGGCTTTGACGGGATGATTAGAATCCGCGCCAGAACCGGGCCAGCTATTTGAGAAAATAGTCTCACCAGTGGTGGACGATACATATTCGCATCCCCAGAACACACCAAGTAGACCTACCGTTCCACCAGCAGCCGCGCCAACAATATCAATAAAGCCTGTTGACAGCGGAATTACGGGTGAACCTTGGTAAATCGCGTTAGTGTTTCCAGAGGCGATACGATACTCGGTCGCACCAGTGGTGTTTGCAGCCTGACCGACTACACCAATCGGACGAAGTCCGAAAGCACCGTTACTGTTTGCCATTTTAGCAATCCTCTTTCAATTAATCGGAGTCTCTACGAGATCCCCCGAATGATACACGACTTTGCCGACTATTACTTATCGGCATTGAAGGATGTTGTTCCTTCATAAGGTCCTGATCTACAGCAGTCATCTGTTCGCGGGTTCTGCCCCCGTAATATGCAGTTCTTTCTGCTACTGTTTCAACAGGTATTCGGCACAGCATCAGTCCGCCTTGACCAATCACACCCTCATATCGACCATCGTCGATAACAGGTGCTTCATAGTTTGGATATTCGTCTTTCCGGACAGGTTCCCATCCTTCGCGTAGCTTGGCGTTGACATTCATCTTGTCTTCCTCACCACGCATTGCAACTCGTATCCAACGATGCACAAAGCCCTCTGGGGCATCAGGTGCTGCAAGGTGACTGGGCGGAGCCCATGGTTTTCTGCGCGTTTCTGATTCGCGTGTTTCGCTTGCGCGAGGTTTTCTATCAGCCATAATCTTAATCCTTCACAAATTTTGCATATTCTTCAAGCGGTACATTTAGACGTTTCGCCATCGCTATTTGTGACGGTGATAGTTTAACCGACCTGCGCCCCGTTTTTGCCGTGCTGCGAGATGCTGAAGCGCCAGCCGAGGCGACCTGTGCTCCACTCGATTTCTTCGCCTGAAACTTATTCGGAAACTCCGAACGCATTCGACGATCAACTTCAGTATAGTATTCTTCGCTGGCTGGGTCAAACCCCTCTTCTTCAACGAGCTTCCTATGTATTCCAAAAGCAGCATAAGTCATG